CAAAGCGGCAACGTCGTTCAGCTACTTTGAGTACATCGCAGGCAACATCTCGTCAGCTATAGTGAACTTGACCTCCCTGCCGATGCTGGTATGGCCCATGCTGGCTGGCACCTACGGGTTTGCTAAAGCCAAGGCTGCTATGACCAATGCTGCTGCGGTTGCCATAAAAGATTCTGGTAACGCTTGGGGTAAGGACCCTAAGTACGCTGCGCTGTACGCGGCCATGATGGACCACGGGCAGCTTAAAGACGTTACTGCTAACGACATTCTGGGGGCTGCAGACAGCCTGCATACGAAGATGTTGAAGGCAATATCTATCCCGTTCTCAGCCAGTGAGCAGTACAACCGGGCTGTTACGGCCATCGCTGCGTACAATCTGGCCATAAAGAACGGGGTTGACGGCAAGAAAGTATCTCAGCAAGAAGCCATTCAACATGCGTTGGACATGACCAAGGATGCGCACACTTCAGGCATGGTGGACACCGCTCCTCGCTGGATGCAGCAAGGGATTGGGCGTGTGTTCTTTACCTTTAAGTCGTATGCATGGAACAGCGCGTTCATCATTGCTCGTGCGTGGCACAAGGCGTTTAAGGGAGAGAGTCCTGAAGTCAGGGCCGCTGCTCGCCGCCAGTTGATCGGTACCTACGGTATGGCTATGGCGTTTGCAGGGACCAAGGGCTTGCCGTTTATGGGTGCTGCCAGTGTGATGGGCACCATGCTTAATGCGTTGCTTGGAGACGACGATGAGCCGTTTGATTTTGACGAATTCTCCCGTGACCTAACTGGCGACCTGTTGCACAAGGGTGCGTTTAACTACCTGACAAACATTGAGCTGGCCAATCGCACTGCGGTAGCTGCGGACTTGGTATTCCGCGATGACCCACGAGGGGTGGCTGAGCACGGCTACACCCTGTCCGCCATGCAGCAGATGTTCGGCCCAATGGGTACGTACGTTTTCAACGCAGAACGGTCCATTAAGGCTATGAACGAGGGACACATTGCTCGGGGCATAGAGGGGATGCTGCCTAGCTGGGCTCGCAATGGGCTCAAGGGTGGACGCTATATGTTTGAGGGGGCTACAACCCTCAAGGGCGACCCCATTGATGAGGACGTTAGTGCATGGAACAGCGCGTGGCAGCTAATTGGTTTTGCTCCCGCTGACCTTAGCCTCACCTACGAGAAATTGCAGACCGCCAAGGGGTATGAGCGCGAGAAACTGCAGGCTCGCACCAAGATCCTGAACCTCTATGAGATGGCCAGAATGTCTGGCGACCCTGAGCTGATGGATGAAGTGCGGGAGCGTGTGGCCAGTTACAACCCGACCGTACCCCCCAAGCTGCGGGTTACTTCAGACTCATTCCGCAGGTCAATTGCTGCTCGTAAGAGAGCTGAGCAAGACATGATTAACGGGGTGCGGTTTAACCGGAACCTCAGGCCAGATATCCAGAAGAAGATCTTTGAGGATGAGGACGAAGAGTAAAAAAAGCCCCGCCGATTAAGCGGGGCTAACCTTCCTGTTGGGTGGAAGGAGAGTGCGTGGGGAGTGTATCGTCTGGCCTCCATACCCGCAACCCATATACTCCGTCCTCAATGACGTGCCTGCACAGCACGTCTACCTTGATGCGCTCAGCCTCTCTCTTGAGCATCTTCTCCATACGCACCCGGTCAATACACGGGATAAAAAACGACGTGCCGGGCTTAAACCTAGTCCACTTGATCAGGATCGGCAGGTTGTAGATCTTCATTGTTGGCCTTGAGTAAGATGTCCTCGTTGAAGAATTCCAGCTTGCTTGTGTCAAACCACAAGCACATAGACCCAGCGTTGCTGCTGGCTGTGGTACCGGCAAACATGCGCTTGCTGCGAGATACTTCTTTACCGGCGTGGACTATCAAAGACTTGTTCTTCTTGTAGGGGGCAATGACCTCCTCAAAGTTCATCGCAGCCTTGCCCACCTCGGCGCGAAACACGCTGGTAGCCACGAACAACATCTTTGTGTCTGGCTCATAGCGGATCGACAGCGCCCCACGGGGTTCCTTGATCGGGCCAGACTCCATGTTGGTACGCTTATCTCGGGTGCCATTGATGACCAAAATCTCCGAGAACTTTCGCTGCAACAGCAGGCCCAAGAACTCGTCACTGTCAAACACGATTTCTCTGTTACGTGCACGGGCCTCCTTGATCACGCCTATAGCGTAGTCAAACACCGGCTGAATGGGGATGTCGTGCAGGCCAAGCTTCTTGGCGACCATGCCCCCAGTTATGCTCAAAGACATGATGAGCCCCCAGTACCGCTCAGACTGACGAATGCCAGCAGCCGTGTCCACACGGTCCCGGATGCCATTGAGAGTCTGCTCAACCGCCGAATACTGGCCAAGAATCGCCTGAGCATAGGGGGTGATTGCATGCCCGTAGTTCTGCATAAGCCGCTCAAAGTGAGCACGAGACCACGTTGCGTCATGGCTGGGGTCAGGCTCAATCGGCACCTCAAGGATGCGTTTCATCTCGCCATCAGGGAAACCCTTGACCGACAACAACATGTCGGTGATGTACCGGTTGGACGAGGTGATGATGCCGGTCTGGAACTTGGTGTTGTTGGACCGTTCTACGTTCTCGTGCTGCTTGAGACGGTGCTTGGCACGACCAGACGTAGCGTCATACACCTGCTGGGACATCTGGTCCCCGGGCATGTTGGTGATCTCGTCCATCGTCACGGCGAGGTTTTGCATTACGCCAAGCCGATTCATGCGCACGTTGTAGGTATCCTTGGGGACCAGCACCAGCTCCTTGGGCCGACCGTAGATGCTGTTGATAGCATGCAAGATAGTCGTCTTGCCGGTGCCGGACACGCGGTGCACCATGTTCAATACGAACCCATCTAGCGCAGTAAACTGCATAAGAGGAGCCCCAAACCCCATAAAGAACCCAAAGGCCCGACCTTCTAAGCCGGGGGTAGCATAGTGGTTGATTATTTCCTTCCATGTGTGGAAGTCGCCCTTAGCTTGGAAGTACGGAACGGTGGGTAGGGTAGCGGCTGAAGGAGGGCTGTACGTAATCTCTGTTGCACGGATCTCGCGGTCTCCAACAATGATCGCGGACTTGTCCTCTGTCCAACCGTACTGCTTGTAAGCTTGCTCAGCTTTTTTGGTTCTCATAAGTTCATGCATCCATGCGGTCATGTACTGCATCAATACTTCTTGCTTCTTACCAAGTACAGCAATGCCTTTCTGGGCAAGTATTGATACGCACCGATCTTTTGATGTAACAGAATTCATAGGGAGAATGAGCTCCCTAACTCCATCCATTGGGGTGTGGAACCGCACCCACAAAGAGTCCCCGTGGTCTGGATCTACCAGCCGCTTGACTACGTAAAAGTCGTACGGATACAGCAGCTCCTCAATGTCCTCGTCCTCTCGGTTTTTGGTGCGGTAATAGACACCGCCATTCTTGCCACGCATGAACGGAAACGGGTACTTAGGGATGACGTACTCCCTAACCTCCTTGGTGGCCTCCTCCTGCTCAAGAACCGTGCTCTCTTCAGTAGCCTCAATAACCTCCTTGCCTAACTGAATGGGGGAGGTGATCTTGCGGGGGCATCCTTTGCAACCTGCTGCGTACAGCTTCTTAAAGGTCTCGCAGGTATACGGCCCCTTGGTCTCATCAGCCTTGCGCTCGGTAACCTCCGGGGAGTACTCCGGGTGCTTACTAGACAGTATGTGGATAGCCTTATCTCGGTCCACGCACTGCTGAGCAATGCTCAACGCGCCACGCCACAACGGCTCCTCAAGCGTAGCTTGCTCAAGGTAAGCCCGTGCCAACTGTGCGCAGCCTGTGCCCTCAATAGACTTCTTGAGGATGGTCTTAAACCGTGACTGGCTGTTACCCATAAGTGACAAGGTAAGAGGGTCCAGTTGGCGTCTGAAGTTCGCCCTGTTCGCGCTGTTGAGGATGTCAACACTGGGCTCCAGCAGTCGCTGAACGGTCTCCCGATCCAGCGTAGGGGCTACGCACATCACCTCAACCCATATTGGGTTGGTCGGGTCCTTAACATGGAATGTCTCTGGGAGGCGCAGGATACGCGCAGCCTCACCAGTTACCGCAGGGTCTACCTTGAAGTCGTGCTGGACGCACAGTTCTTTAAGCCGCTCCGCATGCATGAGCCACTCGGTGCGGGGCATAGCCGTAGCACATACCCAATATATGTGTGCACCGACGCCAGACTTGACGATGGTTGGCTTGGGTAGTTGAGTGACCTTGCAGAAGTTGCGCAGTGCAGCCAAACCCTCTGTCAGATCGACAAAAGGCTTACCGGGGCCGCAGTCCAGATCAATATAAAAAGACTTCAGAGCTATGGCGTTCTTGATCGTGCGGCGACCTTCATCACCGTACTTGGCCATAGCAAAGAATGCGTTGTACGTGCCAGCTACAAACTCGTCCGCATGAGCACAAACAGTGTCTATGTCAGGGACAAACCGCTGGAGTACTTCTTTCTCGTCCTCACTGCCTCTGATACCCACAGTGCAATAGGACTCCCCAACTTCCAGAGGTGGAAGCACAAGGGACAGAAAGTCCTTACGTGAAATCATAGCCGTCCTTAAGTGCCGTCAAATAGAATGGGCAGGGGTGGACGGCGACACCCTCTTCGGTAGCTAACCTAGCCCATCTAACCGCTAAGACAATTTGATGAGCAGAGTCTCAACCTTGTCTATGTACTTATGCGACACAACCTGTCTACCAACAAACCACTTGTAAATAGTTGTGCGGCTAAGCCCAAAATATTCAGCTACATCCGCCACGGGGATATCTTTTGCTACGCAGAGTCTGCCGAGCTTTACGCCCAGCAGCATCGGGTTAGCCTCATTGATATCTTGTGCCGTGAACTTGGTGTAGCCGCGTCCCTTTCTAGGCATTAGTCATCCCACTCGGACAGGATCTGCGACAGATCAGCCTTACTAGCAGCCTCTTCGTTCTTCTTGGTGCTGCGCTTGACCGGCTCTTCAGCCTCAGTCTCAACTACAGTGGCAGCCTCAGCCTTAGGAGTCTCAACAACCGGTTTGGGCGGTGCAGCAATAGCCTTGGGACGAACCCCATCCGCTTCTGCCACGGTCATGGTGATCGCCTTCTTAGCAGATTCACTCTGGCCCTGACGGATCGCCACTTCATGCTCTGCTTGGCTCAAGAACCCAACGGCCTTGAACGTCAGCTTGGGTGTGGAGACGCTAGTATCAAAGCGCATCTCGGTCACAACCGCAGTGATAGGCAGGTTGCGGCTACCCAGCATCTTGCCGTATGCCTCCAACGGCCACTTGCCCTGCTCACCAGCACCGAAGATAGATGTAGACGGCAGCGTGATCTGGTAGATGTTGCCACCGATGTCATTGGCCAGAGTCACAGCCAGACGACGGCTGTACTTGCAAGCACGGCTGTTACCCTGCCCAGAGCCAGCGATGTTCTGAGGGCACTCCATGCAACGGGCCGACTGTGGCGATGCAGCCTTGGCATCAGGGAAGTCCCCGTCAGAAGACCAGCAATCAGGGGAGACAACTTCGCCGCCCTCTTCATAGACCTTTGAGTAGAACGTGCGGGACACCTTGGGGGATGCGTTGACGACAACCACGTTCATGTGGCGGTCCTCGTTCTTGGCAACCTCCTTACCGTTGACCAGCAAGCGCCACACACCGCCCTTGATAGAGATGCGCTTGGAGCCACCACCGGCACCGCCGCCACCCATCAAAGACTTTGTAACATCGTCAACCTGCAAGTCCCGCAAGTAGTCGGGCAGGTTGGAATCAATCGACATCAGTTCGTTGCTCATAAATACTCCTAGCGTTTTGTAATAACAATCGTGTACGAAGCATCAGCTTGTACGCCGGGTGGGTGCAGATCCGGGTTCTCTTCTAGAAACTGCGCCATGGTGTTGTTGTTGATACGGTGCTGCATGAGTGAGAAGGCATCGTGCTCCTTAAGAAACCGGAAGAACGAATCCCAATCACTAGTCCAGTAACGCTTGTTGGTACGTCGTGACACCGTGCCGTATTCAGTACGGATGGTAGACGCGCCTTGCTCTTTACAGATCTCAAGCAATTTCTCGGACACCGTATCAAGCTGCGCTTTGAGTTCGTCATCACGCGTAGCAAGCTCTTTACGGGCATCACGTATCTTTACGTATATCTCTGTCAGCTTATCTGCTGTTAGTGCACTCATCTTGTTTTCCTTATTCGGGTAGCCAATCTAAGGGGGCAGGTTTACATTGTCAAGTACCTCCTTCAACAAAGTTTCGATACAGGTCGATCAGCTTTGTATGTATGTCAAGCTTCTGACTCAACATGCTGTATATGCGCTTCTCAACAGGACTTCCTTGTAGGTGCACGACCGTGCAAGGATGGTGTTGACCTGCACGATGGACTCGTGCGTT